GACGAGATCTGCGCCAACATGCCCCCCCATGTTGGGTAGTACCTCACAGCCCTATCAGACGATCATGACTCCTATAGCGAAAGCAATTGAATTTTTAACACGAACCACCACGTGTTCAAAGGCGTCAACCTTCAGAAAGTTGACGGAAGTCGGTAGGGTGGCTTATTAGCCAGGGCCATAACAATTTCTGAATTGGTAATCCATACTTACACTCTGTGTCCTCGTTTATCGGGGCTCCTTTCAATTTAACATGCCTAAGAACTCAAAGAATAATCGCAAACAACGTTCTCAAAAGAAATCTAAAACGCCTAAGAAGAAGTCTAAGAAAACTCGTGCTAACAGACAACGCGTTGGTGTCGGTCGTGGGTTGAGCATGTCTCCCTGCGCTGCACATTACGCCACGGCTGTTGGTGCGCCGTTTTCTTCTGGAGCTATTGGAGCTTGTGTTCCAACTTTTCCAGCTAGACCTTCCTTCAAGGTACATGCTCGCACGCTTGGTTCTTTATTTGTTGGTCCTTCTGCTTTTGGTTTTTTAGCCATAGCTCCTAGTATTGCCAACAATGTCGCTTCTGCCTGGTCTTCTTTGCCGAGCTATAACCAGACGAAGATTGACATTACGGACTTAGATGTTACTACCTATGTTATGGCGGCTAATCCTTATGCTAGTGGTGCTTTTTTAAATTCTGCAACAGCTGATGCTATGGCCGGTCGCATCGTTTCAGTTGGCATTCGTATACGTTACGTTGGCACTGAATTAGATCGCGGTGGGCTCATTTATGGGTTTGTTTCACCTACTCATGATAACATCAATACTTTAGGATTAGACAAAATAACAGCTTATAGGGAATGTATCCGACGTCCCGTTAACCGCGAATGGACTACTATAGTTGTGACAGCTATAGATATGGATGAATGTGAATACCCTGACAGTAGTCAATATTGGATTTTGGGTAACACATCTTTGGCAACAATTAATATGCTATATCCATTTAGCTCTCTAACTCAGGCCACTTCTACGTTAACAACTACTGGAGCCCCTGTTGCTTGTTTTATAGTGACGGGCGTCGAAGGTAATGAATTCGAATTTGAAATAATCCAACATTCTGAACTAATTGGACGTCAAGTGCAACCAGTTGTAACTGCAAGTCATGCTGACGCTCAAGGTCTTTCTATGTTAATAGAAGCCAAGGGTCACGCTGACATGGTTGCTGGTTCCAACACTAGTCACGTTCCTTATGAGAAGAATTTTGGACGATCAATAATGGATTCGTTGAGATCTTTTAACCAAAAAGCAGTCGGTGCAGCTAAAATCATTTCTCAGATTTCTGAAGGTATGAATATTGCCTCGGAGACTTACGGCGCTGTTGAAGGACTTTATGGTTCTTTAGCAGCTTTAGCTTAGTATTGGATTACGCGGTAGTGTCCGCCTAAACAAAACACGCCCTGCCCTGGGTTAGTTTCGGGCACCAGGCTAAGCTGTCTCTTAGCACCATAGGCTAAGCTATCTCTTAGAACTTGACTGACCCCAGTCTGGATGATTGACTACAATCACACTTACGTTCTGCGTCCTCTACTCGTAGGGGCCCTTTTAGCTTTATATGAATCGACGAAATACAAAAGACAAGAAACAAAGCGGATATCGCAAAGTTGCTGCTGGTATTGAGCGTAAGATTCATAATAAAGCTGATTATGTAGTTGAGAAGTTGACTAGTAAGAAGAAACATGCCAAAGAAACTGCCGAGAATAAAACTCGTGCAGAACGAAAAGCTCGGGTCGGCAAACCCCAGTCTTTTCTTCTAGGCAATCGCACTCGAACTGAGAAAGGTCGTATAGGTTACGGCCGTCGCGACAATCGTTTAGCACACATGTTCGAGTGGGGTGATTCTGCAGCAGGAAGCAAGAAGATCCCCAAATTTATGGGAGAGTCAGCCAAGTCCCACCTGACACTCTTAGTTAGATTTCTTTTTACAAATAATTTCACATTCTTTGATGATGAATGGAGACATATGATAATAACTTATTTCGTTTACCAATATAATTTGTCGCCACAAGAGCCCCTCCCTCAAATGAGAACTCGATTGGCCTCGATTAAGCGTGACGAAAGGTTAATGCGTATTGCAGTGGCTAGATTCGGCCCTGCCTTTCTCCCCAACGGGTTAGTCAAGAAACCTGACAACTCAGTGGTCAAAATTCACAACATACCTATTAAGGATGGACATCTGCACCGGGCACAGGCGAAATTCGCTGAAATTCAAGCAGATAATGTCAAAGAATTACATCGTTCAATTGTGTCAAATCCGATAAAAGTTGTAGGAGGCATGGAATCTTCTAGAGTTAAAGTGGGGAAACCTTCTCCACCAGGAATTCAGAAGCCCCCGAAATCGGTTCCTTCGTCTAAGAAGAAGGATAAAACTGTCACAATTTCCGTTCCGACGGACACCCAATCTGGAAAAAAGATCCAGAGACTAATTGACACATGTCAACCCTTTAATTTTAAAAGTAATTTACAGGGCAAATCGTTACATAAAGTTGCAGACTTGAACAATTCTAATTATTTGGATGGACTAAAGCCCGTTGAATGCGGCGGTTCTCCTTTTTGTGGTTATGTGAGCATAGATCTATGCCTCAAGATAAAGCCTGAATTAGATAAGTACTGCAAATGGTGTGATGATTTTGACTTCGATGACCCCGTTGACGTCGGTACTCCAGAATTTTTGAACCTGTATTGCCGTACTAATTCAGTCAATTTACTTATTTTAGTTAAGACTGAAAACTGGGAAGAAGACGTTCTCGATGAAGACCCTATCTCGAGCACTTATTCAGCAATTTATCGAACTGTTAACCCTGACGACACTTCCTGGGTCGTTTTACTTTATCAAGGTGGGTTGAGTAGTGTTGGGCATTTTATGCCACTCATTGCCGGTAAGACCTTAGAAGTCATGCCTTTACCTGAACCATTGACAGTAAAGAATGTTTGCTTCGTTTACGAGTTATCAGAGCGATTTGAGAAGACTCAAACGTTGATTGATCCATCTGGAGATGATCATCGAGCCCCTCAAATTCGCCGAGAGAAAGTTGAAATTGAAGACACTTATTCTACTGTCAATTATTATCAACAATTGAAAATTAATCCCTTTTTTGTTTTATTGTTATGTTGTTATGCTTGGAGTATTTATTTTTGTTACACCAATCATGTTGAACAAAGCTTAGAATATTTACGTTACTTGACTCGCATAGACAATGCTCATGCCCAAATCCTTAATGGAGCTTGGACATTAAGAGCATTGGGCTTAGTTGCAGTCATGTTCGAACCACTGAGCCTAATTCTGATGATTTTGGCGATATACTTATTTACGCCAGTTTTATACAACAGATACATCATATTGGGATTATCATTTATATTGAAATTCTGGAGTGTGTTATGCTATTTACTTGTTTCCACCTTACCTTTTAGTTTCTTATCTGGAAGCAAGGTTGAGACAATAGAGAATGTTGCTTATTTTCTAAAAGTTATCCAATTTTGTTGGAATTATAGCATTAAGTTTCCAATTCCTGAAGAAGAATATAAAGTTCAAAAGTTTGAGTTAATTAATTGGTTCTCAAATTGCATGATTCTGTTGATTTCATCAACAATTATTTTTCTGCTTTGCCATTATACGCAAAAATTCCTTGTTGAAGTTTTTGATTATAATAGTGTTTCAATTAGGTTTGAGTTTAAGAACATGAATCTTATGGTCTCAAACACAGTTGCTCAAACAATATATAGTCAATTACAAACGGTGCCTGTAGACCAAGTCGATTGGGCTTTTCTCAATCGTATGAAATGGTCTAACACAAATTGCACCGAGAATCAGGGAATTATTGCTAATACCAAACGTTACATTTTGTATGTTTACAAAACTCACAATGTGAACGGAGGGTTGGTCAGCAGAGTCTTGGGCAATCGAGGATTAGTTGCAATCAATACTCTTAGTAGTAAAGCCTACATTTCACCAGAAGCTTTAAATATCATAGCCAGTAATCAGAATGTTGGCAAAGTTAACGGAACAGGGAATTATGTTAAAAGCATGGTTCCCGTCCAAGATCCCGTCAAGTCACGTCCAGTTGCTACTGCAGTAATTGGAAGTCCTAGAACTGATGGTGGTCATTTAGGACCCGGACTTTTGCCGGTTACAGATCAAATTGGTATTTTAACAGCTTTTGCAGCACGTTCAATGACTTATGTTGAACCTGAAGATAATATAATTGATGAATTTGTTGAATTCTCGAAAACTTTTCTACAGCCATTCATTGATGGGACGGATTGTACTGAGCTAACGGATGAAGATCCGATAGTTTATTTCCGCAACCATTACCGTGGCAAACGTAGTCAATCGTGGATTGAAGGACAAATTAATCAATTCAATTTTTATGAATCAGGGTTAGCAGATATTTCATTTGATTCTCATTCTTGCTTTGTGAAGCTTGAAAATTCCTCTAAGGAAGTTGATGGTACTTATCAGCTTCGTCCTAGGTTGATTATGACCATGAGTCCGGTGATGCTTTTTAAGTGTTGTCGTATTTTGGCCGTGGTTGATCGTTGGAACAGAGGACCATTTTCACGATTTCAAGTCAAAGACATGGATCCAGCTGAGATGATACAAAAGATTATGGAATTCAGTGATCGAGCCCATACTGTCACTGACTACAGTTCTTTTGAAAGCTCTATAACTGGAAGAATAAGAGTCATCGAAAATTTTGTTATTGAAAGTTTGTTAGCCAAGGCAGGCATGCATGAAACTCTACGAGATTTTAGGAATTATGTATTTGGACCACGAGAACTTCGTTCTCATGGTTTACGTTTACAAATAGATTCTCGTTGTAGTGGTGATCCTCACACATCTTGTGGTAATGGGATCATAAATGTGTGTATTGCAGCCTTTTGTGCTAGCAAATCTAATGTGGATTTAAATACTGAGTTTATTATCGCTGAAGGCGATGATGGTATCACTTCGACTGGTTTAATTGATATCGATATAGTCAAACGAGTTGGTTTCAAATTTTCCGAATCAGTTTCTGGATTCTATTGCGGAGACACAGATTTCCTCCGTAGAAGATGGATTAATGGTAAGGTTTATTTGAATATTGGCCGAGCGATGTCTGTATTTTGGGTTAAAGCTAAAGCAAATTTAACCAAAGACAAGTTGTTGTTTTTACTTAGATGTATGGGGTGCTCTTTGCACCACATGTCTCCAGGACATCCAGTTCTTTATGCTATTGTTAAGAGAATTGGTTTGGAAACACAGAAAGCTAAGAAATTTAACAACTGGTTTTTGCATATAGACATGTACAAATGGCCAGACTTTGATGTCGATAATTATCCAATGGATGTGGAATGCGATGTGACAATGCGAGATGAGATAGCTTTAGGAGCTATCGGGTTTCCTCCTTTGTCAGTTAGCACACAAATTGAACTAGAAAACATTTTTCTAACAAGTCCTGACATGTACATAGGTGATCGTTTGAATCACTATGATGATGTTCTTTGTTATGTTCAATCATTAGTTGACAATGAATCGCAAACTTCAATCTATTCCGAATCTGTCGTTAGATTACTTGAGATTGTGGGTGGAACGTGTTTGGTGCCCCAACACGTTTCTTAGAGTGTTTTTCACGGGTACAAACGATTAGGCGGGGGAATACGCCTTTTT